GTAACGCCTGAACGTGCCGCGCAGATGGCAAAGGAGCAGGGTAATTGGGTTAGTGCAACATTATCTGCAAATCCAAACGGATTATCTAAGGAGGGTTCACATCTTTTTACCAGTATGATGCCATCTGTAGATCCTAATTATGGCGGTATTAAGAATATCTCAGCCAGAGAGAAAGTCCTATATGGACCCACTGGCATTCCAACTCCGTCATATAGACCAGATCCAAGATTTAGTGATCCTATATATGGATGGGATGATCCAATGGGAGAATTTGCTGATCTTCCCGGCACAGTTCCAGTTGACAATACAGAACAAGCGCCAGAACAAGCCGGTTTAACGGATTGGATATCAGAAAGACTTAATAATTTTACACCTACCGGGATTAATAATTACATAGATAAATTAACCAATGAATTTGGTAATTTTGCAAAAGATATACCCGGATATGAAACATATCAGCTTGTCACTGGCCAACGAGATATGATGACTCCGCAGCAGGCAGATGAATCATACAAAAAGAAAGCATGGGAAATAGCTAATGATCCATCATTAGTTATGAACAATATAGCCACATCTGCTAAACGTGGAGGATGGCCTGCTGGTATAGATAATGCAATATTAAATGGATACCTAAAAGAAGCTCAGGCAAATCTACAAGCCAGAAAAGAATTTGATCAAGCAGATCTTGATATGGCTTTGTCAAAACCAGTTAGCTCAGAGCCATATAATGAATGGAGTGCGTCTAAATATCCATCTATTATGGCAAATGAGTTAGATCTTGAAGATGAGGATATAGGTAAATCTTTAAGTAAAGTTGTTGATAGCCAGTCAATTAATAGCCCCGCTAATCAAGCAGAAATACAAAGCATCTATGAAAAGCAGATGGCCAGTATCGACCCTGCTAAAAGACAGGATAGAATCACCGACACCCCAACTTATATGGGGCTACCGGGATATGCTGCTACGATAGCAACTCAGTCTATTGCCCCTAACAAGGTGTCTGCATATAGTATTCGTCCGTCTTCTCCTGCTTCTATAAACACTATTACAAATGAAGCATTTAATGGTGTTCCGGGACGGAGAGACGATCTCTATAGCCTAGCTCAAAGCTTGGGTGATATTTCGCCACTTACTACCAATATTAATGAAGCTGCTTTAACATCTTACCTTAATGAGCCCTATGATCCAAGCCAAGCTAACCGCCTGACTAAGGGTGCTAACAATATGGGAACAGTATGGGAGCGACAGGCACTACAAAAATATGAGATGGAGAAAAAAGCTTCCGAATTAAACGCCGCAGATGAAGCGGCCTATCAAGCTGCAGTTGCAAGAACTTTAACACCAAGTAGAGTAGAAAGAGATCCATATTTAGCTGCCAGACTTTCTTCTGGCCTTGATATTGATAGCATTGGTCTAGACATAGGCACAGACAGCCTTGGAGGGGTGCCTAGGGCATTAGATCCTGTAGATGTTATGGGGGTGCGTAATGCTCCTCAATCCTACTTAGAAGCTCCCCCACGGTCTAATCCATATAATGCAATCTCTCCTAATGTGCCGAAACCGGATGAGAATTTTCTTACAGCCACTAATCAAGCGTTTAATGCTGCGCAAAATCTGGCTGCAGCGGCTCGTATGAACGCTCCGCAAGCTGCTCTAATTACCTCTACTATCACTGCTCCACAGGTACAATCTACCATTTCACCTGATTTGCAGCGGGGTGTTGTTAGCCAGTCTCCATATCCTGCTGCTCCTCGCCCCAATATGCCTCCTAGTCAGGTGCCGACGCGACCAGACTTCAATGTGCCTAACTTAGTAACAGAGGCTATTAAGTCTAATCCAGTAGCTGATATATATGGAATGCCGGGAACAGGCCCATTTACATCAGTTAAGCCATCTCTTAGCCCGGTTACTCAAAAAGGCTTTGGGTATGTTTCTCCTATGGGCAATGCTATTAGTCAGATGAAAGCCAAAACACCTACTGGTGAAATCTCTTCAATTTCCACTCCAACTAGCACAGTAGATGCCAGAGCATTAAATAGCTACAATTCTGTGTTAAATAAATCACAGCAAAATATTAATACAGAATATGGCAAAGCCATTGCAGCGGCAAATGCTATACAACCTAATGGTGTTAGCAATGTCAAAATGCAAAACCTTAAAGGTAATATGCCTAGGATGGATTTGGTAAGGCCAACAATTGCCGCAGATACAGTAGTTGGGTATAGAGGACCGGCTACTACATTAGGTATTAGTAGCCAATCTGCCAGTTTACCCACTATAAGCTCTACTGGAGTCACTGGAGATATAACACCACAAAATAGAATTAGTCCATCTGAGATAAGACAGAATAATGAAATTTCTTCTTCTCCATCTATAGCTGATAAAATGCCTAGTATTCCACGTGAAAGTCCAATGAAGCCCGGAGAATATAGAGGGCCTCCTTCAATGGGACGGGCTGACAACTACACACCCGGACCTAAAAAAGATCAGAGTAGAATGCAAGAATATGCTATTCCTGCTGGCAGACAGGAAATGGATCAAGCAGAAATAGACTTTGGTAATAGCTGGTCTGGGCCACTTACACCAACTGTAAAGGCAGAAGGTCCATCACCATCCACTGGCGGCGGTAGAGGTGGAGGGGGAAGCGCTGGCAAATCGGCTTCTGCTGCGCTCACTGAGGCTATAGCACGATCTCAAGCTCCATCTAGAGCGCAATCTTATACATCACCAAAATCACCATCTGGAACTAAATCTATTAGCGCCTCTGGTAATGTTGTATCTAAAGGCTATGCTGTAGGATATGAACCAGAAGATGATGTAAATGATCTTTTAGGAGGATGGGACACACCTATCACTGACGGTGTACTACCGGGAGCTACAACATCAGTGCCGCAAAAAACTTACACCCCCGCTCCTGTACAACCGGCTGTAGTAGGTCGCTCTAGTGCCTCTGTACCTAGAACCTCATCTTCTGTAGCTGCTCGCGGGGCTAATGGCCCTGCTGGTCTAGCTGGAACTGGCGGTAGTATGTCAAGTAGAAATGCATCTTATAGTAATAATCAAAACGCGCCATCCGGTAGAACCTCTAACTCGCAAACCTCTTACGATAGCAAAGGAAATGTCACGGGTCGGTCATATACCGACTCAAAAGGACGGACCCATTCAACAACCGTGATTGGTGGTAGAGAATACACAAATGCTAGTGGGTCATCTGGTGCTGGTTCAGGTGGTGGCTCTACTATTCTCTGCACATACTTTATGAAAAAGGGATGGCTTCCTGTTAATATATGGAAAGCCGATATGACACATGCCAAAACTGTCAACCCAATCATGCGTGAAGGTTATTATGCTTGGGCGGAACCTTGCATCAAAAGAATGAAAGTGGGAGACAAAAAATCCCGGATACTAGAATATGCACTATGGCAAGTAGTGAAGGGATGGTCATATGAAGCAGCATATATGTCTGGATATCTTCCTTCCGGCACAATATATGGTAAGATCATTAGAGCTATATTTGAGCCAATGTCTTATGCAATAGGAAAGTTTAAGAGAATGAAAAATTCTAATAAGAAGGTAGAGGTTTAAGATGGCTACAATGACTGCAGAAGAACAGGCTGCTATGATTGCGGCTCAAAGAGAAAATATGCGTAAACTTAGCTCGCCAGATAAATTTGCTGTAGATCCTGTAACTGGCCAACCACTTTCTAGCGCGGGCATAGCTGGCATTACATCAGGCTGGCCAGAAAAAGGCATTTTAGGTGGCTTTGGTGATTGGCTTAAGAACGCATGGGAAGCTAGTAGTAAAAATTCTCAAGAATATTATGACAATAGTAATAAAGAATATGATAAACTATTATGGGGTGAAAAATTTGCTAATGAAGAAGAAGCTCAGCGTAAAGTTCAGAGGTCACTAGCGGCTGCTGCAAAGCAGAATACTACACCAGCACAACTAGCAGAACTTGATGCTCAAGACGCGGATTTTGGGAAATCAATGACTCCTCCCCCTGAGTATACAAGTAAACCGTCAGAAACCCCTCCAGAAGCCCCTCAGAGCCTCGCTGACCAGCTTAATGAATACAAGGCAGCTTTGGGTGGTTCTGGTGGACAGACCGCTGAGAACCCATATATGGCCCAACTAGCGGCTGCTGCTAAACCACAGACCAAGGGGCAGTTCCTTATGGCTCTTGGAATGGGTATGATGGGTAAACCCACATTCTTTGAAGGTGCATCTGCTGGCCTTGCTGCAGCTATGGAGCAGGGTGATAAAGCAAAGGCTTCCTATTATGATGCTCTTGGGGCGCTTGCTGGATCATTTGAAAGCCAGCAGAACCGGGCTGCTGAAGTGGAAAATAATCGCCAAAGGAATGCGATTTCTTTTTATGAGGCTATGAATCCAGCACCATCGGATAAGCTGAATCCATTAGTAAAGTATAGTATGGATCAAAGAAACAAAGCATGGGAAATGGCATCTAAAGAGATTACTGAAGGTGTAGCTCAGGGGAGGATTGATATTCCACCCGGAGAAATGGGTGCGGCTATTAGTCAGCTTGCTTTTGAGTTTCTAAACGGGAGGCCAGAAGGTAATAGAGTGATTAATGTAATGGACACAGAAGAGTAATTTAATGGCAATTATTTCTCAGACTGACAAATACGGCAAAACACACCAGTTTCAGATTGCCGGAAATGTTCCGTCTGAAACAGAATCCGCTCGCGTTCAATCATATATGAACAGAGCTAATGGGGTCAGCGCACCAGAAGAAGCCCCAAAAGCCGGTTTAATTCAGTCTGGTAAGGCTGGTATTCAAGGACTGCAATCTGATTTCTATGGCGGCTTGGAAACTATTGGACAGAGTGCCGGAAGTGATTGGCTGCAGGAAATTGGTAGGGCTGGCAGAGAGCGTAATGCTGCAGAGCAACAGGCCATATTGCCAGATGAGCAGAGAGCAGATCCCGGATTTAATGCTGCCTATGCTAAACAGGCTGTTGGTGAAACTGCACCCTATATGGGGCTTGGACTAGCGGGTGGTTTTGCTGGTCAAGCCATCGGTGGTGCCATTGGTACTGCCTTATTGCCCGGTCCCGGCACCGTAGCTGGTGGACTTGCAGGCAGAGGAATTGGTGCGCTATTAGGCTCTGCTGCTTCTTATTTCCTTCCTCAAACTGGTAGCGCCGCTTCTAGGCAGAGAGATGCTTATGGCACTGTAATTAATCCAGAATCAGCTATGGCTGCTGGTGCTTTAACATCTTTAACTGAAGCGGTTATGGATAAATTCCTATTATTGGGTAGATCCAAACTTCTTAGTGCCGCTGCATCAAAAGGAATACAGATTCCTGAGAAGGTGGTTAAGAGCAAGGTTGCAAATATTCTTGCAGACACCGCTGCTGGTGGTGGCATTGAGGCCGCTCAAGAAGTCAGTCAGGCTATGATTGAGCGCATTAGCGCTGGCCTTCCTCTTGATGACGAAGAGGCTATGTATGAATACAAGGTCGCTGGCCTCACTGCTGCTGGTATCGGCGGTGTTATGGGTGGTGGTGCCGGTGTAATCAAGCATGGGCTTTATGGCAGAAAAGATCGTAAGAATGCTAAAATAGATAAAGCTATTAATGAGGATATCGCCAAGCGCACAGATAAATTCAGAGAATTTGCACAACCTGAAAGTTTGAGGATTGAAAATCAAGCTGCAGCATTTGCGCCAGACTCCAATGAGGTTCGCGGACCTGATGATCCAATGAAGGAAGGCATTGATATTGTTGATCATTCTAGAAGCGCAACCAATAAAAAATATGCCTTGGAAATTTTTGGGTCTAAAGGCCCATCAGTTGGTGAATATAGCTGGCAGAATGATTCTGGCAAACTGGTAAACCCCGATGGGAAATACACCACACGGGCAGAAGCTGAATATGCGGCGAGACAAGACCTAGCCACATTAAAAGAAGAAGAGCGCCAGAGAACGGAAGCGTCTGAAATTATTAGTAAGCAGCTTAATCTTGGTGAAATAAATACACCAAGAAGGGCTTTTGGCAGAGAAGATGCTAAATTTAAAAAGCTTGAAGATGTTCAAGAGGCTCTTAAAAAGAATCCCACAACTTTCAGAGATGAAAATGGAAATGTTGTAAAGGTTAAGCCAAGCGATATTAGCAAGAGCAAAATTAAGGCATTGCATGAAAAGGCTTTACCTAATATTAAACCTGAAGTAAGGGACAATACTGATCCAAGACTATTGGCTCTTGAGTATCTGTCCAAGCTTGAGCAGAACAATATTGACTGGCGCATTAATGAAGCACAGAAAGCCCTTGAAAAATACCGCACTGGCAATAAGGCTCTCAACGACAGCACTAAACAGCTTATTGACACCGCTGGTGAAGCTGGTGTTCCTGAGTCTAAGCTTATTGATATCCTTAAAAACAACAAAACTCAAAATCTCACTCAACAAACCAATGATGCACGAAAGGAGATCAAAAATCTTCTTGATGCTGGAGTGATTGTTCCGGCAACCCCTGTTAGTCAGGACGGTAGCGAAACTAATTATAAGCTATCTCTCAATAAATCCTACAGAAGAATGTTCCAAATTACGGAGCAGGAAGACACAAAGGGTAGAAATAATTTTGTTGTTACTAGCCCAAATGGTGATGTTAATCAGGATATAAATCAAGTCGGTGGAATCCCTGAAGAGCTTAATAAACGAGAAATAACGCCAGAATCTCAGGGTGGTGGACCCACCGTCACTCCTCAAGAAAAATATGAAACAGATCGCATTAGAGCAAGCGCTCCTATTAGGGCATTTTCTACTAGACAAGAAGCTGAAGACTTTATCAAGGAAGAGCTTGGACGAGTAACCACTAAAGAAAGAATAGATCGTGAGAAGAAGCTTGAAGCAGAGCGACAGGCTAAAAACTACGACACAATAGAAAATACCAACTTAAGAGCGCAGAAGCTTGGTATTAACAGTGTTAGGCAACAGTTTAGGCGTATTTTGGACCAGATGGGCTTGCCTGATGCGGCACTTAAGCTTGAAGCTGCATATGATAAGCATAATTCTGGACGCACTATTGAAGGCTCTTACGAACACGACACTATAACAATATTTTGGGATATCTATCAAAAGGGCATCTCTGAGGGTGAAATTAAAGCAGAGCTTGCTAAGGTGATGAACCATGAAGTTATTCATGCTGTTCGTCAATTCCTTAAGCCTAATGAATGGAAAGATCTGACAAATCACGCTGCCAAAAAGAAGCGGGTGGTTGATGGTGTTGTCCGTCCATACACATATCTTCAGTGGGTCACAAAAACCAATTCCAATGAGCAGGGTGTTTTGCGGGATGGAATGACCAAAACTCAGCTTGAAGAAGAAGCTGTTGCTGAAATGTTCCGTGACTGGAATGATAAGCCAGCCGCAATCACTGGTCGTCCTGCATCTCTTTTGAACAAAATTGTCAAATTGTTTAAAGCTCTGTTTAGAATGGCAGATGATGACAGGATGAACCAGATCTTCCGCGAGATTTTAAGCGGTAAGGTTGCATCGCGCACCGCTGCAGACGGGGTTGAGGGCCGCTCTGAACTGAGACAAACGCTATACAATGCAATTAATAATTATGGTAAGCTAGATAAGGAGTTAAAGGATAAAAAGGCAGAGTTTGAAACATTCAAATCTACCTCTTTGGAAGATGCCAGAAGCGGGAAATATGGTCGTGAAACCATCCCCGGACCTGACGGCACCACCATCAACAAACAGATTGATGAAATCACCAAACAATATGAAACGGACATTGCCACACTTACCGAGCAGGTAGATAACGCCAACGCAGCCAAAAATGCCGCTCAGGTAGCGCAAACCACATATATCCAAGATGAACGTATTAAGGAGATCAAAGAAAAATACTCTGGCGCTAAGCTGTCTTCAATGCCACTTACAATCAATAAGGCTGCTATTCGATTGGGAGATGGTACTATCATAGAATCTCCCGGTAAGGATATTGGTACACACTTTAATGCTATTGTGAAGTTGTCTGAAACCAGAGATGATCTGGTAAATGATAATGGTGAAATTGATTTTGGCGCTATTGATCCAGAAGAAGGCTTCACCCTTAGCGATGGGTCTTGGGCTACCAGACAAGAAGCAGCAACCATCGTTAGACAGACAGATGAGAAGCTATATCAAAGACTTAGAAAAGAAATTGGTATAGTTGGCGAAACAATTGAAGATGATGAAATCACATCTGAAGGTATTAGTAAATTCCAAGATCGGCAAAGGGCTGCTGACGAGCTTAGAAATCGAGTAGCTCGTGCCGCAGCAGACGGACAGAATCCACGCAGAGTTCTTCTCCATGCTTCCAATGTTAATAGCAAAGCTGGTAATGCCGGTGATATTGATCCTGATATTTTGGAAAAAATCAAGCAGGATGATATTGCCGCACAGCTTGAAATGAAGGAAGCTAGATCAAAGGTCAATCAGGCTATTGAGGAAAACAATAGAGAGATAATCAGATTCTCTTCTATGCCAATTGAAAATGGTAGGGGCAAGCCCGATGAGTCAGATATGCGTGACTTCATGGGAAATCAGCGGTCGCGCACTGCTGAAGACATGGCAGCGGCAAGTGTTGAAGAGCCAAACAACGCACAAAGAGAGAACGCTCAGCACGCAGCCACTATCAACGCCTTGTCAGACCATATTGAGAACTACATCAGAAACATTGCATACAACTTTACAGAAGAGCAGAAGGCTGCTGAAATAGCACTGAAGATTAGAAATGGCCTTCATGCTTCACTCACATGGACTCAGGAAAGATTCCAAGACCAATATGCTCATGTTGGCCAGTTCATGTATGATGTTATGAAGTCTGGTGGGATTATTGTTGAGGGCAACGATCCTAGGAGGCTGCTTACACTATTCCGCTCTAAAGCTGGTGAAGCTATCAATGCCCGTAAAGATAAGGGTGGATTGTATTGGGTAGCCTCAACTCTTGTAAATGCAGTTAAGAATGATAAGAGTCAGGTTGAGCCATTAGCTAAACTCATCAAGGCAGTAGATGAATTTGTTAAAGCTAATGAACCCGGTCCAAATGGACCTGCACGGGCAGCGTACACAATTCTAGGCACCATAAAACAAAAAGCTGGCACTTCCGGCATGAGCTATGGAGCGATACTTACAGAGTTATACGCAATCGCTAAACACGCGCCACACAGAAATGCTATGGTTCGAGGTAGACAAGTATGGAGTGTGAATGGGACTGAATATTTGGATAAAAATACCGCTAGAGAAGAAGCATCTGCTAAAAATACCACAGCACAACCAGTTGAAGAAAGAACAGTTGGAGAGAAAGGATCTGGACTAACAGATGCAGAAGCCGCGCAGATTGTCAGTTACATAGAAAGCCTTCCTAATTTCAACGAGATCTCAAAAGCCTACGAGGCTATGAGGGATATTATCCGTGACACAAACCGCGTCAGGCGGGCTCAGGGCTTGGTGCCGACATTCTTTGATGACGGTATGGATAACTTCTATGTTCCCCTCCGTGGTCATGCAGATCCCTATCTTGAAGGATTAGACCTAGAAGGTGAGCAACTATTAAATGAGTATATGCCTAGGGTTGGGAAGGGGTTGCAGACAAGAGGTCCAGAAGATAAAGCCGTGCTTGGTAGAACTACAATGCCCACTGACATACTTTACACTATAATGGTGCAGAATAGTGAAACCATTGTCAGAGGTGCAAAGAATGAAATTGGAATGTCACTTGCCAGAATGATTCGTCAGAACTGGAAACTATTCGGTAAACTAATCACATCCACAGATAACTTTGGTAATGAATTTCAGATGGTGGTTGGAGACTATGATAAGGGTGGTCTTGGAGACAACTCACCTGCAGTTGAAATAGACCCTAAATCTGAAAAACACTTTATTGATAAAATCGTTTATGTCATGGAGAATGGGAAAAGGGTTCCAAAGAAGAAAAGAGTTGTAGATAATCAATGGAAAAACAGAGCAGGCGAGGGTGAATATCTTTTTGAGTTTAAAGAAAATGGTCAATCCCGCCTTATAAGATTTAATGATAAAAGAGTAGCGCAATCACTCACAAGATCATCCGGTGAGATGGGGAATAACTGGTTCCTTAAAGGAGCAGCAACAGTCAACCATTATCTATCTATGGCCAATATCACATATAACCCTGAGTTTATTCTGCCAAACTTTATCAGGGACACTATGACTGCCGCTATCAACATCAATCAGTTTGAGATGCCAGATCTTACTAAAGATGTTTTGAGTAATATCAAAAGCACTAGCAAGGCACTAAGACAACTTTACAGGGAACTTCCTCCTACTGCTGAAACTGAAGAAGCTCATAAATTCATTAAGGAAATGAATGACTTCGGTGGTATCACATCGTTTGCCGGATTGCGTGATCTTAACACAGTGATGAAAGATGCCTTGGCTTGGAACGCTACCAACCTTGGTTCCCCCGATGCTGATATTGCTGGCAACCTTGCGCAGAAGGGTGCTTACAAATTCACAAAGATGATGGAGGATTACAATAGGGTAGCTGAGAACACCACAAGGGCTGCTGTATTTATGGCTCTAAGGAAGAGAGGTTTCTCGGCACAAAAGGCTGCTGATGCATCCAAGAGAATGACCGTTGACTTTAACGCTGGTGGTACATGGAAGCCAGCCTTCAACTCACTCTATCTTTTCTATAATGCTAGTGTGCAGGGTTCTGCCGCTATCCTTGGTGGCTTTGCTAAATCCAAGAAGGTACAGAAGATTGTTTACAGCATTGCAGCCGGTGGAGCAATGTCTGACTTTATCAACTCACTGATTAGCCCGATAGATGATGATGGTGAGCCTATCTATGACAAGATTCCAGATTATGTTCTTGAACATAACATTATTATGCTGGATTTCTTTGGCGTCACTGATCGCGGTTATTTTGCCATTCCATTGCCTTATGGCTACAATGCAGTGTGGAACGCTGGTCGCCACGGAATGAAATCCATGATGGGACGCGAGACTGTTGCGGAGGCATCGTTTGGTTTGGTTAGTGGTTTGGTTAATGCCTATAATCCATTTGGTGGAATGAATAGCTTACTAAACTTTGTGGCTCCTACAGCGATGGACCCTTTTGTGGATTTGAGCCTTAATAGTGATTTTGCCAGCAGACCTATCTATAAAGAAGAGAGCCCCTTCGGAGCAGATGTGCCGGATAGCCAACTCTATTGGAATTCGACAAGCGGGCTTGCAAAGGGTGTTGCTGAACTACTGGCTGATCCTCTTGGAGTCACTGGCCTTAGAGATCCAAAGGGGAATGAAATTCCGGGAATGATTGAGGTGCATCCAGATTCCATTGAGTATGGATGGGATGCTCTTACTGGCGGTCTTGGTAAATTTATCAGAAGGATGTATGATCTTGGTGATAAGGCAGTCACCCCCGGTGGGTTTGATGATTTCTCCACAAACACGATACCAATTTTCCGGCGCTTCTATGGTAACATCACCACAAGGAACGATCTAACATCATATGTTGAGAAGCGTGATTGGGCACTCACTCTCTTGAAAGAGGAGAAGTCCGCAATTGATAATGGTGAGTTTGAGAGACTGAGATATGTTCGTCAGAACTATAAAGAAGATTTGAAGATTGCCCGTAAGGTTAAGGCACTTAACTCTCAGAGAGTTGCCCTGCAGAGACAAATCAGAAAGATAGTTAATAACACCCGTATTCCCCAAGCCGAAAGAGACAAGCGTATCAAGCGGCTCAGGGAAAGACAGGATGAAATTGTGCTAAAGGCTAACACAATGATGAATAAAGAGAAATTTGATAAGCCAGCCCTTATGAATGTTATTTAATATTATCCATTAATCAAATGGATTGAGCATATCTTGAGATATCCAAATAGCCGGACGACCAGTATTGAACTTGTCACTAATAGGAACTTTCAGGGCTTCTTTTCCCCAAATCCATCCACATATTTCAAATTCTAGACCGCTTTTTGTGGTGAGGAGTACATAGCGATGGTCAGGTATCGTATCATCCTGTAGGATAAGATGTGCATCTGACCTGTCTCTCGCTTTTACCTCCCAATTTGGTGCAACATCAGCAGCCCGAAAATCAAACATGCCTGTTGCGTATGAACCAATAAATTTTGCGAATGCTAATTCACCTAAACATCCAACAACATGTTTTTTCAAACCACCGGCAATAGTTTCACAAAGATTGTTGCGAGGTTTACGATCAAGAGCTACATTTTGTGCTTGCCGTATGATTGCTGCCTGACAACCCCAAAGATATTCCCCTGAGTTTAGTATGACTGTTGGCTTGGTTTTCATTTTTCACTATTGTCTAATTTCATTTCATTAAAAGTCTCTATAGCATTCATTAGGTATGGAGATATCTTATCAATGATGTCCTTATGCTGATTTGTTATATTGATTAGATCAGATATTTCGCTTTCTAAACGCTCAATTTGCACCTTCTGAATTTTATATGCCTCAATATGAGCATCAAGAAAAGGATTTGTTTCTTTCTGTGACATATTGTTTAAGGAGCCACTCAACATCGTCTTCGCAGGGTGAAAGGTTTTCTCGTAGTCTGACACATCTGTTGTGCAGGATTCCTTGGGCGTTGAAGATGACCGCGCAAAGAGCTTCTTCAATATCTTCATTGGGTGTTCCTTCTTTTAGGATAGCCTTCCAAACGTCCATAACGTGGCGTAGAAGGGATTTGAGATAAACATCATCATCCATACCTTTCTTCCAATCATCGGCTTCCCTGACGCTCCCATCGCCTCTAGTGCGGTGTTTATGCATGTACTGAGCAAAACGCTCCAGAACTGCCGGGGAAAGGAAGCCTGAATAGTCCAGTTTGCCTTCCTCAGTATCTCTTGTGGCCCCTGATGGGAATTGTCTATATCTAGACATCAATCTTCCACTCCTTACTGCCAAGCATGTTAATATATGAATTTGTCCTAACTGCTTTGCCCCCATTTACTGTAGCTTGAGTTTTTGTAGCTTCAAGGCGCAGCCTACAATTAATTAAGCCGTCTTTGTTGCTAATCTTTTGGACTAGCAATACCCTAGACGGGACTAGAAACAAAAATCCGACAAAGGATACACACAAGTCTGCTGCCATTCTTATGCCTGTCTCTACTTTATCCCAAGTTACAAGCCATTCGAAATTATATGGATCAGATTTTAGCTGCTCAATTGTCATTTGTCTACATTTTGTTTCAGCTACTGATATAATTACACCGTTCTTAACAATCATTGCGTCTATACGGGAGGCTTCATTTTTAGGAGTTTCAATATAGCTGATATCATATTGTTTTTCTACAAAATTCTTGACTTGCTGCTCCTCAATTAATGTTTTCTGCCCGGCCACTGTGTTAACATCCAAGCTACTCATAAATTATCTCCAATCCTAACGCGCAAGCAATGCAATGCTCAGCCCTAGCTCCACGACTTTCCTCCCATCCTCTGAGCATATACACTCCGTCAGCATTGTCAATAAGCCATTTACAGCTATTACCAAACACCACTCTGTAGGAAATATCCTGTAAAGCATCATCATCTTTTTCCGGCACCCAATCAACCGCCTTTTCCAAGAACGCCCGATCAACATCTGGTGGTGAGTAGATTACAGAATACCCCAAACCAGCTAACATATTCCTAGCCTTGTCAAAGGCGGGGAAATTAAAGTGTTCAATACCAGTCATTGGTCCAGCTATATATATAGAATAGTCTTTTGCTTCATTTCGTGATTTCTGTTTAATTTCAAGCTTAATTATATTGTTGTCCATTTGTTTGTCTTATGCTCCTATCTGGACTCTTGGTATCGACGCGATGGTAAAATATATGTTACTAGAGTTAATCAGTTGACCAAAGTTTCTATACAAATTTTGGTCAGTAGCCGCCGACGATGACGCCAAGGCAAAAGGCTGTCATCCGACAGACACCGCGTCCTTGGTAAATGCAGTTTCCTGTGGGTTACGACGCCCAACCTCAGCGTGCCACGTCACAGGGGCCATTGTTCGGTAATCAATCGGGAGACTATGATCTGTGAATGAATCATCTCTCCATCGAATCCGGTTGTTGGGTTGAGCCGCTATCTGTCCGCTTCCGTCCTCAAGCAAGAGGAAATGGTAGCATTTATGTTCTGGAGGATATTGGCTAAAACCATTGTCTGTATGATCAAGCGTGAACCAGTACGCCGCTGGAACCATCGTCCCGTCCGGCTGGCGATATTCGCACCCCATCTCACGCAAAAATTCATATTGGCAGACTGAAAAATCCCACCCGTGACAATCCCATGATTGCAAATCATGTAAATCGTGCCGAGTGGCGGTATCTTCGGGAGTATCCCATAAGAGCATATGCAGCGGTATGCGAGCAAATTGCGCACCGGATTCGCACATGATCGAAAAGTGCAAGGCTCTGGATGGAATGCTGGTCACGCCAAATATGACGCAACGCTCCGTTTCACCAACCCCGGATTCTAATCCTTGCAAAATTTCACGGCGGACATAACCATAAAGATGCTGCGGAATAGATGCGTTCATTTTCATCTGAACAGCCTTCTATCTGGACTAGTGTTTTCTGCGTGGAATTGGAATTTGATCACAACTAACTGTACCGGAAGTATCGGGATGTTCAAGCATTTTGTCTAATATCCGCTCCGCCTGAACAGCACATTCCACCTCAGAAAGATTGTGAGCTAGAACTGTTCTATTCTCTTCAAATCCACCATAAAACAATACTGTAGTTACAGTAAGTACGAGATTAAACATTAGACTTCCCTACCTGTTTGTTCTATCCAGTTCTTTGAAAGCTCAATCACAGCATTCCTTCTAGTTTTGAATGCGGGGTCTTTCATTCTACGATCATAATGCATCCTAGTCGCACGCTCTGATTTACCAACCTTTTCAGCTACTTCCCTAAAAACATAACCTTGATGCCTATAATACACAATCCTATCAGTGAGTTCTTTGTATTCCTGCTCTTTTAACTTGCGCTTAAGAGCGGCTCTATCTTCTCTGTTCATACCGAGTCCTTAGCGATTGTTACCCAATAATTATATGTTTCTACAGGTACTTCTTCCCATGTATATACCTGTTTAATCCTGTCACCTCTCTTGATTTTCCCAATTTGGGAAATAGCTGATAGGAACATTCTTTTAGCTCTCTCCTCTTCATTAGGTGAGGCTTTAATCTTAATGGTTTCACGCGACATATTATCTGTAACATTGATATTTGTATTCATATTATAAATCCCCAACTTGAACTGAATGCATGAAGTCAGCAACCAATCTATCCCAACCAAGCCTCGCGCTCGGGTCTGATTTTAGATCGGAACGGGACTCGATGTCAAGCAGAAATTTGAGAGCCTCCACGGCTGGTTCCTCGCTGTCGATGATTTCATCAGTTTTATTTGCAAGGTATTGCCAGAATCGAGGATTCCTACATAATCTTCCTGCTGCAGCAACCGCCTTAGCCCCTTCTCTAGTGTCTGGCCCTGCAACTGGTTCATCTTGGTCATTAAGCTGAACCATAGCCGTTGTGTAGCGTGTTCCTACCCAACTGTTAATCAGATCATGCGGCACCTCATTAGGGTGAATGGACAGCTTTAGAATCCATCCATTCTTGTCTTGATTCATGGCTATCTTAACCGCTTCAAAATGGATAGCCTTGTCTCTGATCTCACTATCATCATTCATTGGATCATAAACTCTGGTATCACAAAGTTGTGATTCTTTAGCTTGCAGTGTTTGTCTATCTCTCTACGAAGCTCTGCATGGATTACCCTATAATGCTCAGGAATAATAACACGATCACCATCGACATGAGATATAAACACTTGTGGAACTTTAATTTTGCTCATTTTCATATTCCTTATAATCAACTGAATGATCATGCAGGAGACCTACTTCTATCTCTTTGAAATCACTTATATATTCACCATGATTATATTTACTGCATATATTCATGGCATCTTGTAATAGCTCTAGGAGCTTGAATCGCCCTTTAGCTCTCAATAACTGAAGTTCATTCATTCGATCTCTCCTTGTAAAAACGTTCTGCCCAAGCAATAGGATCTATCCCTTCCAAGTCCCACCATAATCTTTCATCTCCAAATGCATGAAGTAGCATATGGCATTTATGGCATAATGGAACTGTGTATTGATCTCCAGTTTTTAAACTCTTCGCCCTAGGTTGTGCGAATTGTAAATGATGAGCAGATGGATAGGGGGAACCACACCGCAAACATGGCTCCCCCCTAACCGCCCTTAGATGAGCTTGGCTCCTAACTCTTTCGGGGCGGTCATGTATCTTCACTAGAATGGAATATCATCATCTGCTTCATTAGCAGCATGATGTTCCTGCAACCTCTTGGACGCATTCCTATCTATCCTATGAGGTACTCCGTTAGTTCCCTGCTTTACTGCGTATGGAACCTGCGGAATAAGGGAATAGAATGTTTTGCCAGCCTTACTAACAAACTTCCAAGCAGCAACCTCCACCCTAAGCTCCTGTCCAGCCTCAGCAGCCGTGACAAGATAATCAAGGATCTCCGCATTAAGGTTCACATAACCCTGCAGCAATGGCTTCTTATCATTAGGATCATTCACATCTTTACGTTCATTGCGGAATAGTTTACCAAAATCTTCATATTGTTTTGTAGGCATATTCATTCTCCGGTTTGGGCCGCTTTACGACCGGGCTTTTTATCCATAATGGCAAGATAGCATGATGTATATAGCTCTTCATCATGTTGCTTCATAGCTTGCATTGTGTCCTGATTGTTAGTCCACAATTGCTTGATATCAGGCCATCTATGAATTTCTGCAAATGTTTTGACAATAGTTGCGGTGGATTGCCATCCAGCCTCTGTAGCAGGCACAGGCAGGATTGTATCAGGATCTACAGTTTCCCTAGTAGGAGTGTCTACAGCCTGTACAGCAAGCTCTGTGATGCTCTCAGGGGCCTTTAAAGGGCGAGTCAGTACCTCCTTAACCGATACCTTTTCCGGCACCACTTCATTGCCAACTCCTGAATGAACCTCTGGATCATCACCAGTTTCAATCTGAAATAGCTTGAAGAGAAGATACTTATTAGCTCCAGTCAGGGCTTTGTACACACCCTTGTCTCCAACCATACCATTCTTAGCACGATCATTTCCACAACCAGCCATACGAATCTTCTCAGGCCACACATCACCGTTCTTGTGAACCAGTGTGTATTCTACCTGAATTGTAGTGTTACCAAAATCATCAATCTGTTCTACTTGTGACACACTAGGAATAAGGATTAGTCCTTCCTCAATCATAGCTGGTCGCAACACAGCCAGAAGGTCAGCTTCTCCTGCATAGTTGTATCTATGGAAATCGTTTGTTTGTCCCTTCTGCACATAAGAAACCTTAGTCATAATGTTGTGCAGTGCGGTAGCGATTGTCTTGCTCATATACTTCCCTCGTTAATTGGATCATTAGCCCACTGAGAACAGAACCTGTTTACTAGGCAGTAGTTGCCCTTGCATCTCCGTGGCTCACCGGGACGGTAGCTTATACTCCCCTCCCCAATGCGTGTCAACTCTTTCTTTGCGGCGTCTTGTGTGGAATATTTGCGCCACACTCTTTTGGCGTTCGGCTTCTCGACCAGCCAAAACCCTTCTGACCTCCACTGCTCTGATTCCGTGCATTGTGGTAATTCTCCTCCAAATTCATGCTGAACATTAGCATCCATATGGGCTCTTACTCTATCAAGTAAATACTTATCCCTTTTAGCTTTTCTCCATATTGGAATATCAAGCATAACAATTGGAACTTCTGGGTAGTTCTTATCTAGTCGCGCTTCGTATGCTTTCCAGTCTCGGAGTATGGCGCATATTTGAAGGCTTTTAACCTTCTTGCCTTTATTTTCTTCTGATAACAGGGCGTAAACATTTAGCTGTTGCTCCCATTCTATTTTTTCACTCATGTATGCATAAGTGCTAGTGACCTTAAAATCAATAATGTCAATAAAATTACCATCAATGTTTTGATAATCCACCCCTCCACTAACAACCACACCATTAATTGAGTGATAAAGTCGCTCCTCAGATATTCCATCTTCACTTGAAGCCTCCTCTATAATCTTATGAACTGCTGTTCCAAGGAGCGACCATATCCTATCAGTTATGTCAACCTCAATTTCATGGTCATGCTCTCTATTGAGAATAGCTATTCTAGGAGATGAAATTAATTCAGTCACTGAGAAATCTGCATCTCCCTTGCTATAAGGATCATGTTTTGCGGCACGATCAAGAACCTCTGGAAGGCCGTGTTTGTTAGTGATTATCATGTTAAACCTTATTGTTGGAATAGCCCCGTTATGGGCCGATTCGCATCCAATCCTTGGGACAAGGGAGATACACCATAACGGGGCCGTTACCAAGTTATTGTAAGGGTGCGACAGCGCCTCCACCTCGGAGTCGGGTACAATAAAAGGTAGATCCCTACAACAACGTTACAGGAATAATTAAGATAAGCCAGCAAGCCCTTACTTAATTACCCCTTTCTGGCGCTTATCAACGCCAAAACTTGTCCACATACTCGCTTGTTAATAGCGTTTCTCATTGTGGTTAAATCTGAATTTTTATGGGCTGAAAGAGCGTCTTTTACTGCACCGTCGACAACATTCCAGAGAAGCTTATAAGCTGATTTGTTCATGGCAACCTTTCAAATTTTGATATAACTCATTTTGTGGAATCCACCAACAATCTTCATGCTTAAATTTATCGCATTTTGCTTCCTTACACAATATAGATCCGATTATATGTAAGGTAGGCAAATTACCTGTTGTTATAAAAACAAATATTTCATCTGGATTATTGTCATTTTCTCTTATAATTAGCCTACCATCTAATCTCGGTGTAGATCTAACCTGATATTGTCCAACATCTGCTCTTTTAAAAGAATTTACTGATCCATCCCAATAAATATTTAAATACTTTGCTAAGGCTATTTCTGAACAAGCTCCATCAAAATCCGTATTCCAATCAGATTTATATGTGTGTTTACCGGCATTATAGCCTTGATTCCTTGACTTTACCCTTCGCATCGTTCCTACTTGCCCTGCAATCATCATCTCAACAGGAGTTAAAGTGATTGTGGAGATCTTTTGATTACCTTTTATTGACATAGTTATTTATACCATATACAGATTGTTTTCTCGACTCGAAAACCACGATACACCAGCCGGATTTCGATGTCAAGAAAAAAATGAAAACCGCAGAAAACAGCCATTTTGGAGATCAAATGACCAGATTCGATTTCACTATCATGGGTGAGCCAGCATCCAAATCAAACTCACGTAGACTTGTGAGAATGAAGAATGGACGCACAGCAGTTATTAAATCACAAAAAGCTCTTGATTATCAGAAAGCATTTATAGAACAATGTACTGTACTTGACAATCTGCTTGATGGTGATCTATCAACTACTATCACTATCTATTATGCAACCAGAAGGCCAGATTTAGATGAATCTCTAATACTGGATATAATGCAGGGGAGAATATACGAGAATGATCGCCAAATCAAAGAAAAGCATGTATTCCATAGACTTGACAAGGAGCATCCCCGAGCAGAAATATCCGTTTCTAAAATCACAGAAAAGAGCAAAAGCTGAAGGTTCCAATGTATGGGTTGAGGAGTTAATGCATACTAACTACACAGAAACCAAAGAAGCATCTTTATGGCGTGCGGTTTTGTGTAGGGCTGTTATTGATGCTGCCTCTGGCAGTGGTGCCGAAAAGCTAGAGGTAGCACAGTGGGTTGAAGATAAGGATTCAACAGATGATTTCAACACTGTATGTCATTTTTGCGGTGTTGATAATGATTTTATGTCAAGAGTGTTTGCTAGTATCTTAACAGCGCCGGAGGCAGTAGCGTCTGTACTATCCAATCAGGTTCGTTCAGCTATTATGTCATATGATGGTGGTGCATTGAAGAAGATATTTGACGGGGATATGTGATCTCCGCGCGCGCGCGCGTTCTTTACAATGGCAGCGTGCCGGAAGTGGCGTCTGTTTCTTCTGGCCAATAATTAGTTTTATCTCCTCTTGTGGCTAAATGCTCTAATGCTGTTACATCATGTTCGTTTCGATCTATTGTTTCCATTATTTTTCTGATATCATCAATATGCATAATCGCTAATTTAGTTGTTAGTGCATCTAACATCCAATGAGTACCAGAAGTATTGTCTAAATAATTTACATAAAATCTAATAAGATCATATCGAGACTTTATCCATTTCATTAAGAAGCACCTTTCAAATTAAAGTAAGAGAAGATCTCTTACTTAAAGTAAGAAATCATATCTTACTTTATTTCTTCTTTTTTCTTCTCTTACTTTTTTTCTTCTCTTACTTTCTTTTCTTTTTTTTGTTTTCTTACTTTTTTTCTTCTCTTACTTTCTTGATTAGTAAGAAAAGAACTCTCTTCTTACTAATTATAGACATATCACGTTTCGAGACCTGTGTCAAGATGAAAATTGCCAGAAAATTGAGAAAATACCAAGAAAATGGTATGTTCTTGATTTTTCTCGACATTTTTTTCACAAAAAGATTTCTTGCTTCCGGCACCAAAATATGGTTGATTGCCGGGACCAAACGACGGAGGTGCTATGACGATTGAGAAGCTAATCAGCAAATTTTCACATGGACAACACAGGACAGTTTGCCCGTTTTGTTCACCACACAGAAAACCTATTCACAAGCGAGAAAAATGTCTATCTATCGACGTACAACCAAACAAAGTTTTATGGAATTGTCACCATTGCGGTGAGACAGGGATGAATAAATTGACAGAAACGGTGTTCTCTTCCGGCACAAAAGCCGATCCAACAGCAGCAACTGAGTATTTCCTGAAAAGAGGTATATCACAGATCACCATTGATGAGTGTGGTGTTTCTGCAATGAATAAATATATCAATGTAGCTGGGAAAGAGGTGGCTTGCATTGCTTTTCCATATTACAACCAAGACGGGAATAAAGAAGCTGTAAAATTCCGATCAATCAACGGTAAAGGATTCTCATGCGAGGGTTCTCCTAAAGGGTTATGGAGAATTGAAACATATGTAGAGGGCGATATATGGATTACCGAAGGAGAGATTGATGCAATGTCTCTCGTTCAGGCTGGGATTGATAATGCATTTAGTATCCCCAATGGTGTGCCGGGGAAACCTACCAAGGGTTACTCAGAAGATGCCTTTGGATGGCTCTGGAGCGCTCAGGAGGCGATTAAATCAGCGGAGAGGGTGATTATCTGTGGTGACAATGATGAGCCCGGTAGAGCCTGCTCTGAGGAGATTGCAAGGCGGGTTGGAAGGGATAAATGTTGGAGGGTTGTGCTACCTGAAAACATCAAGGATCTCAACGAAGCCCTTGTGAAGCTTGGAAACGCCGAATTTAGGAGGCTTATTGGTCGAATAGAGCCTTGGCCAGTATCAGGATTGTATGATGCAGGACATTTTTATGAGGATATTCAAAAAATCCGCAAAGAAGGGCTTGATAAAGGCGTTAGCACTGGTTATAGTGGTGTAGATAAGATATACCGCATTGGATCTGGTATGTTATCGGTTGTCACTGGTAATCCTAGTGCGGGTAAATCGGAATTTGTTGATCAAATCATGTGTAATATAGCTGAAAGAGAAGATTGGAAGTTTGCATTATGTTCTTTTGAGAATGATCCTCGATTTCATATCACAAAATTGATTTCAAAGCGTTTGAGATCAAGTTTTTGGGAAAATCAGCCTACAGATGAAGATTTTAACACTGCTTTTGATTGGGTAAAACAACATTTCTCATTTTTGTATCATTCTGATGGCTCTTTGAGTGATCTAAAGAGTATTTTGGAGCGTTTAAGGGTAGCAGTAATGCGTTATGGCATAAGAGGTGCTGTAATTGATCCATATAACTATATTATGAAAGAAAAAGGTCTATCTGAAACAGATTGGATCAGTCAGATGCTTACAGAGATCAAAACATTCTGTATGGCACATGATGTTCATGTATGGTTTGTTGCTCACCCGACCAAACCGGCTTCCAGAGGCCAAGATGGTAAGCCTCCGATGCCAAAGGGATATGATATATCAGGTTCAGCGGCTTGGTGGGCTAAAGCAGATCAGGGTATCACAGTACATAGGGATTCTGATCAACCAAACCTAACTCTGATTAATATATGGAAAATGAGATTTGCATGGCTTGGAGCAGAAGGTAGTTCAGTTTTAGAATATCATCCAAAGCAATCCATATTCACTGAGGGTGAGTCACTTGATTTTGATCCTACTATCATAACTGGTACTGAGTATGACGCAGACCACACAGACTTTGAGGCCGAACTAAAGAAGCTGCAATTAGAGGCCGAAATTACATACGCAGCGTAACCCGGCAATCGACACTACCTTTGAATGTTGACACTGCCTTTGAATGGAGACTAAGATGAAAGAGATTAAACGATACGTTAATGATATTAGAGCATTAGGTGCTTGGCTAAAGAATTCTAATAAAGGAGATCGTATGATTTACCATACTGGTTTGCTTATGAAGGATCGAATCATATCACAGGATGGGCGCATTATGGAGAATAGCGCATTGGATAAGATGGCCCGTGATATATGGAATGCTTATGAGATGGGCGATGTTAAGCTAGTCCAGAAGAAATCATGCGAAGGTATTTATGATTACATAGCTATTAGGAATTGATATGAGTAAGCAGGAACCAAGAGACACGGGTACACCTGAGCTATCGCGCCAACACACAGTAATCCCGCGCTTAAGGCCGATAGGTGGATACAGTTATGATCTCTATGTAGCAGATGGTTCTGAGCCTGATAGGCTATTACTAAAGGGGGTGATTAGTGTGAATGAGCACGCAACCCTCTTAGCCTTTGTGATAATGCTACACAAGGCACGGATGCTCGGCCCGAAAGGGCCGAGCTTTGAGGTGGGTTCATCTAGTGATCCCGCTTATATGTCGGGGAAAATGGCAGAGGCAATGGGTAAGGTAGGGGCAATAACTAAAGAATTAGATAAATCAGTTGGTAAAAAAGCCAGATATGAATTGATAAATGTGTGTATGTCTATTAGCACATTGGATAAAAATAGAGAGCCGATGTTTAGTAAGTCGGTAGATGCGCTAAGGAATGCGCTTGATTCTACTTAATCATAGCTGCCACCTACGATGTATGACATAATGCACGTCAATGAACAGTGGTATGGAAGTAGGCTTTACGGTCCTCAGTTAAGAGAGACATAAGGTTTTCCGGCACTTGTAGATTCTTAAGGTAGCCATTAGCTGCAAGGCTATAACACATTGCCCTAAGAGGGTGATACAACCTATCAAGATTGCCTCCATCAATGATTGCCTGACATACCGATAGCGTTTGATCTTTATCAACCATCTGTATTTCAAACTGAACCATAAGAGATAGGGATGGTATTCCATATTGCTTAATTATCTTGTCACTAGATTCTACTGCAATATGCAAGTCTTCCATCACTTCCATTTGAATTTCGTTGATATGATCTTCTGTATCTTCTTCCATTGTTTATCCTTTATGAACAAGAGCTTGATGATATTCACACCATGACCCTATAGGTGAAGCTGACCTATTCCCACAAAACAAATGGACAGAAGCATCATCTGGTGTTGTGGGATATCTACAGGTGGATGGCTTAAGATCTAATATACCAACCTCCAAAGACACGGGTATAGGTATGTCTATAACTTTGCGCTTAACAGGTGTAGCTGGAAACTTAACATTGCGCGTGGAGTTTTTCTTAATATATCTTTTGATTTTCCTATCGTTGCCCCTAGGTGCGCGCGCTGGCCATTTCTGCCTATGCCACATACCAATCACTGAGTTCCTAGTACGTCCCGGTAAAGTATCGGCTATTACTTGAGCGGAAGCACCATTATCAAATAGCTCTCTAGCAATTTTCAATTCAAGAGAAGTCCAAGGATTGTCAACTGTTTTCATTTGATCCTCCATAGGTGATGGGAATAAATCCCACCACCCATTATACCACACTAACGGTTATGTCGTAGCTTATTGTACTTAATATGTGGCTGTCCGTTTCTCATAACTCTGGAAATAACGGCAACCATTTTACCATTCTGGTATAGGTAAGATCCCATTACAACATTTCTCTTTTAACAGCACCAATAACCACTCGCTTCAATGCGGTGCGTGAAGTTTTGGCAGTTTTACCTAGACCTGTATATGGTATTGATGTTTTACCATCAGGTCTATCTTCAATTTTAAGCCAGCTTAAGTGCATAGGCTCTATGGTTAGTTGTGGTTTTGAATTATATTCCTTGATATTACTAATGTCTAATACCAACGCTTCAGCAATTTTAGCTCCTTCAAAATCTGAATTATCCTGTATATTATTTATATCCATTATAAACTTACCACTAACAATAGATAACTTTTGTTGATAAACCTTTTGAACATAGCCAGCCCTAAAGTTTAATTTTATTGTCTGGCCTCGATATGTTGGTTTAGGTAGTTCATTTGGATCTCCTAGCTGAACATCCCACCTCACTGTAGGTTTCCATGTATCAAGTGCTGTGTTAATGCTTGACATTGTATTGTTTATTCTAGTTTGTAGTAAGGTTTTATCTGAGGTTTCAGATATTCTTTCCCTATAATTACTAATAGAATTTCTCATTTCTCTAAACGCTTCTGCAATGTCGTATAAAAACCTATCTTCATTTAAGTGTTTTATTGAATTGTTAGAGTATGCTAGAACATCTTTAACGATCTTCACCTTACCATTGAGAAATGTATTATATAGTTGCTGTAAAGATTCTTTTTGCCTTTCCATGTACTTAAATGCTTCTATTGGTCCGGCTTGAGAATAGTCTTTAAGGCTATATTTGCTGGTCATTTCTAATCCAATCATATAAGGGTGATGCTAGGCCATGACTGGCCTAGCGATGGTAACATATATGTTACTAAAGTTAATCAGCGGGGATTTTAATCACCTCCCCAAAAGGAGCCTCCTCGCTACCGGTAGTGGCCCACAATACAGGGTAGTTAGGGGCAATACCAGCTAGATCACTGTGATCTATATACAAATCAGTAAAAAAGATTAAGGAATCAGGTTGAATACCCTGATCTTCAACCCACTTAAACACAGGTGCTAAGTTAGTGCCACCGCAGGCATACCTACGCTTATCATCGAATTCCTCATCAGCCTCATAAGTTTGTGTATGGGCAATTACAGTATCGCACCATACAACATGAGTCTTATATGGCTTCAACTCATTGTGTATGTGACGCAAGTTACCAAGGAACTTAGACAATTCAACCTTACTCACTGACCCACTGGAATCAATACCAATCACAATTTCACCGGGACATTTATAATCAACCATAGGAACACAAGCACCCTGATAAACTGCATAGATAGAATTAAACCTACGATAACTCCAATCATCAGGATTAGTGCCGCCGATAAATGTTTGCATACGCTCCTCCCAATCAATAGAAGGTTTGGAATATTCATCAATTAATCCATCAAAGCCTTGTGGCATTTTACCATGAGCTTTAGCAGATTGTGCAGCCTGTAATACACTCACCTTAATGTTAGCTTCTTCCATAGATGTTTTAGCTGCATCACCTACTGATTCGCTATCTTCTACCATACCCCATTCACAAGGTTGACGGCGTTTAGCCTCCTCTTCTATTTCGGGTTGATTATATATCTTCTCAGCAGTCCAGCCTCTATATTTCTCATCAATCAACCCACCTTCAGGCAATTTAAAGCCATTATCAACCAACATAACATTGATTGCATAATCACAGGCAATGTTCCATCTAACGGGATCTCTATCGCCGCGCCTTAGATGGTGGAGAAAGGCAATGTGCATAACCTCATGCGCCATAACCCCAACAACTTCTTCCTTAGTTAAGGAGTTTACCCATTCTTCGTGATACCAGATATATTTACCGTCAGTAGCCATAGTATATACACCAGCTTTTTGACTGGATGGATACCGCATAGCTAATGACCCAAAGAAAGGATGTGAAGTAATAAGCTTCACCTTAGCTAATGTTATGTTGTCATATTTAGCCATAGTTCTTATCTCCTATGCTGCCAGCAAACTATTGATATATTTAGCCATATCGTCAGCCTTCTGAGCTATGGCATCACGCTCCCACTTAGACTCCTTCAATTCATCAGCACCCATTGAACAAAGATCCTCCTTAATCTTCTCGCTAAGGCTATCTAGCTCAGGGTCTTTAGCTATATTAAGAAATGGCAAGGTGTTAGCTAGTTCATTCATGTTTGTGATAAGGGATTTCCTAAAGTTACCCTTGAATGTACCGCGCTTATGATCATCAGGTTTCTCATAAGCGAGAAGCCTATCCCGCATATCTTCAATAGCATCCAACGCCCTGATAAATGCAGCCTTAGATGCTGAGCCTAGTGTATCCCTAACCTCCTCCTCAATATCGGATCGCAATGCGTCCATGTTATCGCTATCCAGATCCAATATCCAGTTACTAGCTTCCGGCATTGGGTAATATTTAATGTCAAAGTAAAAGGCATTAAGGATTTCCTGAGTGCCGGGAAACTCATGCTCCTTCCACATACTGCCTAGCTCATTGATCCTAGCACTCCTAATAGTGGGGAGAACATTACCAAGGGCTTCAACAGCAGCCTCATATTGATCTTTATATTTACCCATCTCCTCAATGTGTTTGTCAAAGCCCACTGTAGCTAGAATCCTTGGACCCTTATGAGCAAATCCCGGAAAGGTGAGGTTATAGTGGGCCATACGAGCCTGACCACTGATGTAGGTAAGATCCTTAAGATGGTGTGGTCCAATGATGTTCTTGACATATGTTCCCGCATCATTAGACGCTCCCTTATCGGTGACAACTTCCTGAGTTACATCCTTATCAACTTTCTTAGGGTTGAACGCACCGATGTTAATATCGGCAAGCATTGCACGCTCTGTAAGTTTGAAGCTAGTCATTGTGTAGTTCCTTTATGTTAAACTATTCACCAAGAATAAGATCACGACCGTTAGTGGCAAGCCATTTAGTGCCTTCCTTAGTAGCAGTCAGCGTCTTGTCACGGGTAAAAGCATCCTTCATCAACAGCATACCCCATTCACCGGGCATCCTAGCTGCATATTGAAGGATAGCACCAATATTCTTTCTGTTCATGTAAACACTAAGCATACCAATCACGGCATACAAAAGATCTGGCCTATCTGTGCCGAAGATAGGTGCATTATCAGGGTCATTAACAATGCTCTCAGGACGGGGTAGATCTTGATATACCTGACGGAATCCTTGAAAGGCTCCAGCAGGGCCAGCCCCTATCTGTCCGGCAATGCAAGCCATTTCACCATACTGACTAAGTCCCATCTTGATAATCTCACTAACCTTAGTCCATGAGCGCTGAGTAGCGTTCTTATCCAATGCAGGGTCAAAGTTATTCCATTCGGCTTGAGCAAACTGTAGGTATGCCGTCACCATAGGATGCACACCATTAGCTTTGGCCATTTCAACCCATTCTTTAAAATCAGGCTGAATGAATAGATCAGTGGTGCGATCACGGATCTGACTAGGTGTTGCGGTAGTGCCAGCTTTAGCTGATGCCGGATTAGATGCCAGCATCAATGTGGCGCAATCACTGAGTTGATATGGACCCATCTTATGCTCATTAAGGGCTTCACCCATAATGTTCTTAGCCATGAGGCTACATTGTGCCCATTCATCAAACAGGATAAGCCATTTACCCTCAGTCTTGAGCCAATCAGGTTTGTTGGTATACATTTCTCTAGCAGCTTCATCAAAGAACTGCATACCCCCGATAACAATTGGATCCATCTGAGTTAAACAACGTGAATAAAACTCCACACCAGCTTTCTTAGCTGCGCTCTTACTCATCGCAGTTTTACCAATACCCGGATCACCAATCAACTGAAGGACAATCCTATCCCGCCATCCCTTAATGGGGTTTTCTGCGAGGTGATTATTATACTCAATAGCACCAAGAATAATCTCTTCAGCCTGCTTGATGGTGACATTCCAAGTGTTATTAGACATTGCTTAGTTCCTTATGTTTGCCGGATTGGCAGGGTATCCTCGCACAACTACGCCGCTTTGTCATGCGACAAATCGTCGCGCATTGCTTTAAGTTCTTCTATAGTTTCCCAACATTTTACAGTAGCTTCTCTCTTAGTGCTGACCTTAATAGGGTATCCTAGTTGAGTTAAAAGAAGCAGTTTCATGTCGTCTAAAGTGAGATTCCAATTAGTGTGAGTTGATTGTACGTTTTTGCCTTCAATAATTTGATACCCATATACTGAGTAGTCTCCCTCTTTTATATAATTACCCTTTTTATAATCGTTTATTGACTGAAATGCTGAATTTGTTTTTATAGAATGATTAATATAATATATCATTCTTCCAGTTCTGATCTTGAAATGATGCCAATGCTCAACACTCCAATCTGAAAACATACGAGAAACCCTATAGGGTAGTTTATGTAATTCAGTCATTGCATTATTCCTTTTCGGATTTGCTTGAGATGTTGATGTTTATATATCGTTCTGCTGTTTCAATGAACTGTTCATGTAGGGCATGATAATCCCGTATAATGGTTTCTTCATCCGGCACATTAACAGAATATTCTACATATTGACCTTCTAGTTGGCCAACGATTTTCAATTTATCAGACATTTTCATCCTCCAATTGATAGACACCCATAACAAAGAGTAAAAACTCAGTTTCATTAAGGAATCTAGCATCCTCCAAGTCTATTGTTTCCCAATTCATCATCTTTTTAGCTTCCTTCATGCTATTAAACACAGTGGCTTTATTGGGATCAGAAGTCCAAGGCCAATGATGCGAATTACCATCAACATAAAATCCATCATGTAGATAATATGGCTCTTCATCTTTACGGATGATGGATACAATGCGTATCATTTAATCACCTCATTTAAGAACTCATTGATTGTTTCTTTTGATATTTTATCAGTGTCGTCTACAAATGCGGTAAACTCATCAATCTCTTTATAAGAGTAAGAACATTCCCCATCACAGGTTTCACAATAAGCGTCATCAAAGACATTCTGTAATACCCATTGTTTACCATCCCACTGTGACCAAGCATCTCTAAGAACCGAGTCATTACCACAAGTATTACAAACAACTGTAACCTTTTTCATAATCAATCCTCCTTATTCATATTATGTCTAAGAACATGCTCATATTCCCATTGAGCATCATAACCATCACTATATGTGAAGGACATATAATCCTCAGCTATGTCGTGCTCCTCTACCAGTTGGCGATCAGTCATGTCACAGGGGCGTGATAACTGTTTCATTTCAAAGTCTCCTTATCGGTTGGTATCGGCTAATTCCGACACGCAGTTTGCAGGAATGGCGGAAACCTGTCGATGCGACAAATCGTCGCAGGTTGCTTAATGCTAATAAGTGTGGTATACTATAGAGATTAGCTAGGGATAGCCCCTAAAAACCCCGCAAGAGGCTGGACGATAGGACAGCCGAGATACATTGCGCTCATAGGAGATAACACATATGGATGAAACAAAGAAACCATCCTTCACAGTGATTGAAGGAGGTATATCAATTGATAATAAAAATAACCATATCAGAACAGAAAAAGATCATCCCAACAAGGGTAATGCAGGTAAAGGCAAGATCAGGAATGAATATGGATGCACTGAGAAGGAAGAAGCATTTTGTCAGCTATTAGCAGTTGGGGATAAGCCAATGGTGGAATGCTATAAAGCTGTTTATGATGTTAAAACAACCAATATGAATAGTTTATACAGGATGGCTAACACAGTCTGGAGCAGGGATCATGTAAAATCACGAGTGAAAGAGCTAAAGGGGGATATAAAGAAGGATGCAAGGCTTGATGCCGTACAAACGATGAACTTTATCATCGACAGACTATGGATAGAAGCTAAGGATTCCGCCAATCGCGCTAGTGAACGCCTTAAAGCTATCGAACTACTTGGTAAGCTAGAACATATAGGTGCTTTCCGTGAACGCAGTGAGGTTATTACTAAAGAAGCTAGTACACCTGATGCTATCAAGGCTCGTATTGAGGAATTGATGCAGAAGGTGAGTTAGAATACCCCGTAGGAGGGCTTAGGAGCGTTATAGAGCGGTTTAATTGGCAAGAATAGGGAATCATCCATGATCAATGCTAACAGCCCTCTATGGCGCTCTATGGGCTTTTATACATAAACACAACCTATGAGTTGTAATATGCTCGAAAACACGGGTTTATACAAATGAATTACAACCATAGATATAAATTCAATCACGAATTGTTACAGTCTGTAATATATCGTATATATGTTTCTATATATATGCACCATTGAAATCATTGAATAATCCGGTTATCAATTCAATTGACACTGCTATATGTGATTCTAGTGTGGTGGTTATGGATGATGGTTAATGGAGCTTCCTTACGGGTGCGCGAGTATTGACACTGTCTTCTACTATCATAGGTCCGGCT